CTTATTATACTTGAATAAACTTTCCACGTTTCCTCCTAGGAGTTGAGGTGTCCAGTTGCTTCTGTTCCGAAGAGAGGACTGGCTTTCGGTTTCCTTCCGAATTGATTCTTGGCACTGCAAGCAAGGCAGGCGAAACCAGCCTGGATCATGGCTTGACCTTCCTGTCCGTTAGGGCTCTGGAGGACTGACATGTGCTTGAGCTGGATGACTGGGGCGAAGTCTTTTCCTCCGCAGACGAGGCAGACGATGTCGTCGAGAGTGTTGACGTTGACTTGGGCTTGAGGTTTCTGCATTAGTGTTCCTTTCTTTTCCATGAGTAGATTCCCCACAGCGCAAGGAGAAAGTAGATAGCGAAGAGTGTTCCCTGGGCTGGTAGTCCTTTCTTGAAGTCGATGATCATCCAGGTGAAGTTAGTCACTGCCCAGATGTAGAAGCAAAGGTTGTTCTTCTTGATGTTGAGGATGACTCCCGCGATGCTTGCTGCTGAGGTTGTCCAGGATAGGAGTTCAAGGTTCATGCTGCTCTCTTCCTTTCCATAACCTCGACCATGCGTTTTGCTGCGAAGGCATAGGCTTCCTGGGAGAGATCCCCGCCGATGGCAGTCATGTTTCTGTGGATGGCAGCCTCGATGGAAGCTCCAGAGCCCATGAAAGGATCATAGAGTTTCTGACCAGGGAGAGCGCTTCGCTGAAGCAGGTTGTCTAGGAGCTTGACTGGTTTCTCGTACTGGTGGACTTTCTCTGAGAGAAGGACCGGGGGAACTTCTATCCAGTTCGGCATCCCTTCCTTGACAAGCCTCGAAGCTTCCTTTCTGGCATAAAGGATCACTTCGTAGCAATCGCTAGGCCAGTGAGTTGGCGCGTTACAACTTCCAGTAGTTCTTTTAATCCAGATAATTGGCTTGACATAGCAGTTAAATCCGGCGTTGCAGAAGAAGTTTCGCACAGCGGTAAAATGTTCTGCACCAAGAAAGATGTATACATGAGCTGTTGAGTTAGTAAATCTATATGACTCTTGAGCGAGAAAATCGTAAACCCTAAGAGCTGGTTCTGTACTGTCGTCGAACTTGTAGTGAGTCGAGGACTGTCCACCGGTTTTACCTCCCGCGCCGATCATCAGTTTGTCGTGTTCAATGCCGTAGAGTGGATCTGTCAAGAGGATGTCAATGCTGTCGCTTGGGATCGTTGTCATGTAGTCGAGGGAGTCACCCTGGTAGAGCGTGAAGGGGTTCTCTGTCGTGGCCAGGATTTCCTCGTAAGCCTTGATCCCGGAGACTGCGTGCTGAAGCTTGTTGATAGCCTTGACAGCTTTCTTGATGTCGCTTTTTTTCTCCACGTTTGCAAGCTCTGGGAAGTCCTCTATGATCTTGGCGATCTTGATTTCCTCTGCGACCTTTGCTATGGAGACGCCGATTTTGTTTGCTGTGTCTTGGAGAGTCCAACCGCCGGATGCTCCGCAGGAGGAGATGCCATACTGGGACTGCATCAGACTGTGGAGTTCCAGGACAGCCTTGGAGCGCTCGTTTGCTGTGAAGTCTTTGCGATGGAGGTTCGCTTCGAGTTCGAGTTCTTTCATCTTGACTGGATCAACGGTGTCGTAGTAGACGCAGAGGACAGGCTTGTGGGCGAGTGTGGCTGCTGCGAGTCGCCGTCCACCGTCTATCAGTTCGTTGTTTCGGTTGATTATTACTGGGAGGATGTTGCCGTGCTTGGCGATACTATCTGAGAGGGCTTGCAGGTCACCGAAGTCTTCTCGGACTCGGGTGTTGACCTTGACTTGCGTAGGATCGAGGAGGATGGTTTCCACGAGGAGTGTTTCCTTTCTGTTCTGGAGTCGTCATAAGATGTTTAGCTTTCGCAGGACTTCGAGCTGCTGTGAAGAAAGTGTAATCGTTGGTGTCTTCTCTCCTTTCGCTTTCTTAGTTGTCATGGTTGTTGTCTTGACCCGGCACGGTGCTGGTGTGTCGAGATCGCGCTGTCGCGCCATAGAGTAATCAAGGAAGACTGCTCTCTGCATGTGCGGTGGGAGCTGAGAGAAGTTGAATTTAAGATCGGGGAGTCTCAAGTTTTGCTACCTCCTCTTCTATGTTTTCTCCACAGTTTGGGCAATACTTGGGTGCTTGTTCTAAGTTAACTTCGATATTACCGCACTTAACAACTATTATTTCTCTACCAAAGTAGGAATCTTCGAATACTGTGTGAACTAGCGTAGAACTATCCTCCTTGGTTTTGTTTTCTCTGTCACCAGGATATTCTATCTCGTAGTCATGGTCTGGTGCTCCGCCACAAACGCAGTCCCAATCTACCATACTTTCCTCCTTCCAGTAAAGATTTATTTATTGAATTACAGTTGGTTAAGTTGCAGGAGTCAGGCTTATCCTGCTACCGGGATGGCTCTCGCCTCTGTTTCATCGCTTCTGTGTAATGCTCCGCAGGCCCGGATGGTTTGAAGGTTTAACTTACTTACACACAACCTGATCCATGATCTTCAGGACTTCCGGGGAGAGTTGCTCCCAGGTCTTCGGGAAGGGGTACTTGGTGATGATGATTTGTCTGTGAGAGATCAAGACTCTGTCAACGTCAGGAAGCTTAGAGAGCCTTCCCTGGATGGACTTGCCCAGGTCGCTGGCGTTGTCAAGGGTTTTGACATCCACGGCCTGGAGGTCTTTGCCCTTCGTCAAGGCTTCTGCCACGTTGAAGATCATGACAGGGTAGTCACCGCGCGGGAGAACCTGGATGGAATATTCGTAGCAGTTTTTAGGTCCTGCTTTGAAGGGATTCTCCTTCTCCGCTGCGAGAGCATAAGCAGCAATGGCTACGACCAGGAGCATGAGAACAGTAGCAGTAACGTATTTCATGACAGCCTCCTAGTCAATGTCCTCTTCCCGGCGTTTCATGTTCTGGGCCTTCATGCTGGTCACGCCCTGGTAGGTCTCAGGCCCCAGCTCCAGCAGGACAGGCAGGCCAATCCAGTTGCCCTCGGCGATCTCAGTCTGGATGACAGTCATGTTTTTCATACTGATCTGCATTCCGTCTGCGAATTTCTTCAGCATGTTGATCTTGTTCTGCCATTTGTCGGAGCCGCCTTTGGTGGTCTGGCCTTTGTCGCTGGCCTTGGCAAGCCAGTTGAAGAAGGTGTATTGCTTGCCGTCGACAGGGGTTTCTCCGTCAGACATGTAGCCACCGTTGCCGTCGAGGACGATCTTCCAGGAAATGCAGCTGCGCTCGGGCAGGAGGGTGACTTCAGAAACGCGCCCTTTGTACCAGCCCTTCCGCATCAAGGGCTCGGGCTTGAAATCGTCTTCCAGGTCGAAGCTGGAATCCATCTCGCCGTTGGTGTTTTCTTCTTCGGGAACAGGGACTTCGTTGTTTTTGTTTTGTTCAGTCATTTTTCTTTTCTCCTTTTAATTTTCCGTCTTCGATGAGTTTGTCCAGGGCTTTTTTCAGTTCGTTGTAGTCGTTGGGGAGTTTGTCAGGAAGTAGTCGAAACTTTCCAGAGTAGAGACTCCGCGCTTTGTAGACTCCTTTCGTTACGAGGTTCATGTGGAACTTAGTGACGTTGCCGACGGTGACAGTTTCGCAAGCATAGATCTCGTTGAAGAGCCCAGGGATTTTGACAGAGAGGTCTCCCTGGATTTTAGGATCGGCTGAGATGATGTTGCCTTGCTTGTCTTTCTTAAAGTCCCAGTGACATGAGAAGACAAGGTTGCAAGGCCAGGAGATTATCATCCGGAGCTTAGCTTCCATCAAGTTCTTGACGATGTTGAAGTGGACGTTCCAGATGGGGCCTTCGTCGTCGCCTTTCTTCGGGTCGATCTGAAGCGCGCGCTGCATAGCGATGTCTTGCATGGCTGTGATGCTGTCCACGACGACAGTGGCGTACTTCCCGGCCTTGACATCCAGTGCGACTTCACGGATGACTTTCTCCAGCTTGACCCATCCCTGCGCTGACATGGGGAACTGGTCGTAGTAGACATCATCTCGCTCGCGGTAGCCCAGGATGTGCTCGTCGAAGTCGAAGACGTAGATAGGACCTGGGCAGGTGGAAGCAAAGGTGGACTTTCCACTTCCGAAGGGGCCTATCAGCATGGCCTTGAGCCTCTCGCTTTCGACTGTGGCGTCAGATGCTTTCATTGGCATTGTTGGGTTCCTTTTCTTTTGTCAGTTCTTGTAGTTGCTGTTTCAGGCAGTTGAGTTCTTTCTTTGTCTTTTCAGTTTCTTCGTGTTGTGTTCTGAAGAGCCTTTCGTAGCGTTCTGCTTTCTCTTTTGTTTCTTCCAGGATGTGCTCTTCTATTTCTTCTGGTTCGTCGATTACTTTCTTGGAGAAGACGACAGAGATTTCATGTGTTTCGGCAGGGATGAAGTCTTTGCCTGATTTCTTGACAGGCTGAAAGTGGTGAAGTTGATTTAAGTCAAACTTGTAAGGAACTGCGAACTCGTAGTAGCCGAAAGAAACGATTGCTGCCATGGTAGTAATCTCCTTCCTTCTATAGATTCTTCGCCGGGTCCCAGTGATCCCCGACATGGTAGTTCTCGAAGCCCCTGATTTCCAGGGTGTGGCGTGTTTCTCTTTCCGTCAGGTTCCTGTCACAGATGTCAGAGAAAGAGCACCTGCCGTAGGTGTAGCAAGAGCCGTGCTCGCAGGGGAAGTTGTCATGGTCAATGGCGAGCATGATTCTCTGAGCGCTTTCCAGGAAGTTCTGTCTCCATGAGTTGATGTCGTCCTGGGAGTAGATCATGGGGACGCGGCGGAATTCGATCTTGGGCTTGCCGTATTCGCCAGTGGTTTTGCTTTTGTAGGCGCTGAGATGGTGCAGTGTGATAAAGTGACCCTCCGGAATCTCTTCCAGGACTTGACTTCCAGCATAGGTGTAGCCGATGCTCTGTGCGCTGCGTTGGAGTCTGCTGAGCTGCGTTGACATTGGCTGTCCAGTGGTCTTGTGATCCAGCTGCCAGTACCGTCCGTCGTAGTAGATTTCCATGTCAATAACGCCAGTGAACCAGAAGGGCTTCAGATAGGGGAAGCGGTGTTGTTCAGCAGGGGAGAGAATCATAGGGAGCTTGAATGGTTGCTCGACTGCGATGACTTTCAGGTGATTTTCATCAGCCACGAACTCGTTGATATAGCACTGGAACGCCTGAAGGAGATTCTGGAGGGTTCGGTAGTCGTTGTACCAAGTGAAGTGTTGTCTTGTTTCTTCTTCCCAGGAAGTATTGGCTTGGAGAATTGCGTCTGTGATAGCTCCGCCGTCGTGGGTCCAGCCGTGGTCTTTGATATTCGCGTAGAAGGCTTCCATAGTCCTGTGCCAGACAGAGCCGTAGCGAAGAGCGCTGGAGCCTTGGTCCGGTTTCAGGTCGAGGATGTGACTAAGGAGGTATTTGCGGAGGCACTGATGGGCTGTGTCTTTACTGGAGTAGTCCAGCTTCAGGGAAGAGTCGTCCGGGGTTTGGTAGGTGAGTAGGCCTGTCATTATGTTCTCCATTCCTTTGAGAAGCTCTGCTGGTGTTGACACCGGCTTCTGTTGGAGTTGTTTGATTGTTGCTAGGACGTGTGGGTGGGTTGGTGTGCTGGTCGTTTATTTAGGAACTAGGAGCCTTCCTCCAACACATAGCCAACCCACCCTGAAGTCCAGGTGGACTGAACTGGAACTACACGCCAGGAACGTTGATGCCGATCGCTTTCAGCGCGGCAATTGCAGCGGCCTTCTCAGCCGGGGGAAGCTTCGCCAAGCCGGAGGTGATGTCATTGACAGAGACCTTCGGGGAGGCAGGGGCGCGGACGGTGAGCTCGCCTTTGAGCAGGCCTTGCCAGACGGACTGGATAGCCTCTTCAGCGTCGGTGCCAGATCGTCCCGCGGCGGCATCGCCAAGGCGGTGGTTCAGAGCCAGAGCCGGCAGGTAGGCCAGGACTTTCTGGTCTTTCAGGGCCTTGGGGTCGAAGGTCATCTTGCCTTTTTTGCCGTCAATCACTGTGATTTCCAGCAGGTTGCCCTCGGTGATGTTCTTGATCAGGCGGCGGGCTTTGGCTGGGGCTACTGCGGCGGTCGTGTTCGGGGTTGCTTCGGTCATGTGCTTTCTCCTTTAGATGTTGTGAGATGATGTCTGCGAGGTAATCTCGCATTGGGACTTTGGCATCTAGTGCCAAGATTGTCAACTGCTTATGTTCTTCGTCTGAGATGATCGTCTGCACGTTTTTGCTCACATAGATTCCCTCCTTTCTTGCTGGAGCAGGTAGTCCCTGTTGGGACGTTCAGTTAGTTTATGGTTTAGTAAACATCGGTTTTTCTGCCGGTCCCTTGTTACCTTCTGCGACGGTTCCGAAGTCGAAGTCAGGAACTTTCATCACTGGGGTCGAAGAGGTCACAGAAAGCCTTGAGACATCGAACCAGTGGCATTCTTGAGGCAGTCCTTCTTTGTTAATTCCTGGATTAACGATTGCTTGGATGCATCCGTAAAGGTCGAAGGAGATAGAGGAAACAACTCCTTTCATACCAGTTACACGATCCTTTACTTTGCAGCCGAGCAGATCAAGGTGCTTTTTAACATTTTCACTCATGTTGTCCTCCAGTAAAGATTCATATTCCGTGTTTTTCCTTCGTCGTGCACATAATGTAATGTAACCATCATTTAATTGAATATAACGCACTTTCTCTCAGGTGTCAATGGGTTTTTTCGGTTGTTCGGTGTTAATTTTTAGTTCTTTTTAAGGGTGTGCTCCTTGACCACGGATGCGCTGGCGCGTTTAACTAGGGTGTGGTAGGAGTTTCTTGCTTGTCGTAAGATTTCAGCTGCTGCTGAGTAAGCTCTTTCAGCATCGTCAAGTCTGAAGCCAGCCTCATCCAGCATTTCCTTTGTGACTTTCTTGCTTTTCATTCTTTCACCTCCACCAGTAGACTAGGGTTTTCAACGCCTAGATAGACTCTCAAGATTCCCATAAGCTCCCGGACTGGGTCAGAGCCGAGAACTGCCTGGAGAGCGATTCTTTCTAGGTCGTCTTTGATCTTGAAAGGCAGCGTGACTGTGATGTGCCTGTTAGGGAGTCCGCTTTTGCTTGGGCTTTCCTTGATACCAGGAGCGTTGCCGTATTCTGATCGGCAATAACCTCCGAGTGTGCCCATAGTTCTGAAGAACAGATTATAAGCTTCTTCAGAGTCAATGTCGATTTGGACTTGGTTCGCTTCGGGGTAGACAACTTCGAGGTTGTCTTGTTCGCACTTTGCCAGGAATTCGTTTCTTGTTTGGAGAAAGTAATCAAACCAGGACATCTTTCACCTCCACTGCTACAGCAGCTATTGGGATTTGTTTTTCAGTCTTGAGAAGCTCGTGTTTGACTATGAGAGTCTTTCCCTTGAGCGTCTCCTGGATGAACCAGTAGTGGCGTCTTTTATCATGACTGAGTTTCCCCGCCCCTACGGAAAAGACTGTGCCATCATCCCCTGAAACAAGAAAGGAGCCGACCATGGATTTCAGGCACCCATTCTTGTCAATAGCCTCTTCCACACCCAGGATGGTATATTCGTCTTGCTCCGTGGGCTTGAACTTGAGCAGGTCTGTGGTGCGTTTCTTCTGGTAGGGGGCTGAGGGATTTCGGATGATAATTCCTTCGTAGCCGTTGGACATGAAGATCTGGCATTGGGTAAGCCAATAGCTGAAAGGAATGACCAGGGCTTCGACGAATTTAAGGTTGCTTGGGAAGCGGTAGCTGAGTTGCCAGAGTTCTTGGATGCGGTTTGCTTGTTCCGCGCTTCCCTGGTGGTCGAAGATGTGGAACTCCATGAGGGAACAGTCTTCGTGCTTTGTCTTCCTGGATGCGCTGCAGGTGCTGTGGATTCTCTCTCTGCTCCAGCCGTGGACGTAGAGTTCTCCGTCGTAGTGAAGAGGGAGTTCCCTTTTAAGGGATTCCTTGATTGCTGGCAGGTCGAATTCATTTCCATAACTGGAAAGCAACACCGGCTCTCCGTGAAACCACTCGACACGGCAGCGCTCGCCGTTGAGCTTGGGCTGGACGAGGAGGTTCTGGCCTAGGCCTTGGTAGCTAGCCCTGAGGAGGTTCCTCGGGTTCGGTGTCTGAGCTAGCATGATTCCTTCTCTCTTTGGTAGTGTTGGCATTTACTTAATCTCCCTTCTTTTAGGTATTATATTTCTTTTCATCAGGAATTCTTGTTTACTGTTAAAATTATCCCATGTTAGAAGAAGAAGTACTGCTTTGTTATCTATATCGTAGAGAATGTTTTGCTCCTCTTTCGTCAGAATTTCATGATTTACCTCAGCACATACTGATCTTATTCCTTTGATCCTGAGTCTAAGCCAGTTCCTTTTCATTGCCCATTCTTGTGCTGGTGTCATAGACTGTTCCTCCAGTTCTTGAGAACGTTCTTGAAGATGGTTTCGGCATTAGCGAGTTGAATTAACTCTATGTTCGAGAGCAGGCTTGCGTTCTCTTCACTGGAACAAAGCTCCAGATAGGAGAGGATTCGGAACTTGAGCCACTGGCGTTTCTGAGCTGTGGTTTGGGTTGTTTTCTTTCTTTTCATTCCTTGATCTCCTTTCTAAGGTCTTCCGGGATGTCTCCCTCGATGGCGATGATCTGCTCGTAGGTCATACCATCCTCGATCATGAGGGAGATGCGGCGCCGTTTTCTCTGGTCTTCGTCGAGTTCAGTTTTAGACACTTTTCCTGACAGGTCTTTCTTAAAGCCTACGAGGATAGAGGGTTTGAGTTTCTTGAGGACAAGGTAGAATTTTCCTTCTCTCAGCGTCGGGTAGATGTGGATGGAGTTTGCTGAAATAGGATCAACACGCTCCAGTCCCTGGAGTTCCTTCTTGAAGATCTTGAGATAACTCTTCTGGATGTCCCGGTTCTCCATAGGAACGAAGAATTCTTCTCCGGTCTCCAGGTCCTGGGAGGCTTTCGTAATCCAGGAGGATGCTATGTCAGCTTCACTGGTTCGTCTGGTGGTCATATTGGATTACTCCATTTTCTTTAGTCCTTGAACTATGTGGAGAGCCAGTGTCATGTAGTCCTTGACTTGTTGTTCGTTTGGTGTTTCTGAATCCCAGTCTCCATCAGATTTTATTCTTTCCAGCGTGTCACAGCCAGAACAGGAGCCGTAGTCTACTTTGACGTACCAAAACTCGTTTGGCTGATAACTATTTTCAGCAATGATGAAAAGCTGTGTTCCTTGATAGTGTCCGTGGTCGATGCAGGTGATGCGCGTAGGATCTATATCACCATAGTCTTCCGTTGCTATAATCTTGATTGTGTTTTCAACTACTTCCTGGTAGTTGTCTGGATGTTTCTTCTTGAAGACTTCTTCCAAGATTTCCTTGTTTGTCATAAAGCGGTCTACAAATTCTTGAATCATAGCTTCTTCTCCTTCTTGCTTGAGACTTCCTTGGCGTAGATGATGAGCTTTTTAGCGAGGGTTTCAGAGGACATTTTTGAAAGCTCCCTCAAGCAATGCTTGCAAGTTGGCTGGTTTCTGATCTCGACCTTGCGAACAAGAACCCTGGAAGTGTCCCCTTTCAGGGGACTTCCTTGCCAGAAGAGAACGCCGTCCCTGACTACTGGCTTCATCTTCCACTTGGTGCTGTGTTCCTTTTCACAGAGAAGGCAGTTGACGTATACTCCCAGGATGAAGGATTTCTCTTTTCTCCTGGGAGCTGGCTTCTCCTTCGCTATCTTGAAGCCAAGTACCGAGAGAATCTCTTGCTCCTGCTCAGAAAGACCATTCCACTTTCCCTCAGGAATCTTGAAGGTGGTTGTTGCTATCTGCGTTGTCATCTCTGACACCTCCCTTCCAGGAGCTTTTCATTTGTTGAATGTCTTCTGGTGTTGCACCGTCCTCTTCCATGAGCTTGCAGATTCTCTGAATTTCAGAGTCTTCGCTGTCACAGATGTCGAGGTTCTCTGTTGTTCCATCGGCTCTGGTGAGTGTAATATTGCTGGGTCCGAGGGGCTTGTAGAGAATCACGAAGTATTTTTCTTGTTTCTTGCTGGAGAAGCGGGAGATGGTCAGGCCGGAGAAAGAAAGGCCGGCGTTTTCCTGGAGGTTTTTCTCTTTGATCAGGGCAGTTCTCGTGGCTTCCATTTCCAGGTAGGTTCCTGCCTTGATGGTGATCTTCTCTCCTGTCTTGAGAGCCAGGGCTCTGGAAAGGATTTCCCTGGTGAGTGTTGCGCTGGGCATGGTTTGAGGTCCTTTCTCGTTGTTGTCTAGGTGAAGGGGCAGTTTTCTGCTGTTGGGCCGTAGTCAGGTTTAAATGTAGTTATAATCCGTTTTGTTTGGTAAGCTATGTCCTTGCTGAAGTAACCATCTTTAAATGCTTTAATAAGAATAAGAAATATTTTCCTGTATTCTTGCTGGCGAAGTTTTGAACTTCTTTTTTCACGTTTCTTAAATACTTTAGGAGATGTTAAGCATAGTATATATCTGTTAGTTCCTGGCTCTTGTAGTGAAATTCCTATATCGTAGTCGCAGCCAGTAATAATGGCATCTTTTATATTATGGTAGCCAGCTACCTTTAAGGTCTTTCCTTCAAGCTGCGTGTAGTCATAGCGAGGCATGGTTTTGTTTCCTTTCTTTTCTAGAGAATGTCTTCCGTTGGGATGAAGGACCATTTATCCCAGGCTTTTTTCTGCTCGTCAATGAAGTTGTGACTGATCTTTCCTATGAAGGAAAATCTTCTGGTTGATTTGAAAGCATCACCAAAGTCCCACACATAACACAGCTGCCCCACGCGCGGGAGCTTTGGTTTGTTGTTAGCGATTTTGTCAGCTTCTGCTTTGTGTAGCGCCATTCCTCTGCCTATCCAAGATACGTCGTGTTCTTTCTTTCCCTGGAGGCCGTCCAGGAAGTCCTGGGCTTCTTGTCTGGTGGAGAAGAAGTTCTCTTTACCACAAATTTTGCTGACTGTACCGTCTTTGTGAACGTAGCGACTATCGCAGTCATACACAGGCTCGTCTGCAATGTAGTATTTCTTCATAGCGTCAAATCTTGCTGGACCTTGGACTGTGAACTCTGCGTAAGCAACCTTCTTTTTTCCCTCTCGAACCTCAGCAAAAAGCTTATTGATCTGCTTTTGCTGACTGTCGAGGCGGATTTGATAGGCTTCTCTGCTTGTGGAAGTCAGCTTTTGATTAATTGCTGATAAAGTCCAACTCTTCGAAGCAATATGCCTATTCACCAGCTGCTTCTCGACTTCCTTTGAGATGATGGCTTGGAGTTCTTTTTCGATTGTCATGGTTTGTTTTCCTTTCTTAGTCTGTATGTGTTATAACACCAAATTTTCCGTCTCTCACCCAGGCATTTCTACCACCGAAATATGAGTGGTAGAATTTCTTTTCTATATCTTCAACAGTAACATCTTGACCACAGGAACCTGATATTCTGGTATGCGCGTAGCCTGGGATAGATGATTCGACTTTGATCTCTTTCGGTTTTAAGGCTTCTTTTTCGGTAGCCATTTCTGGACCTCCTCTTCCTTCAGCTTGAAAAGCCTCAGGACGTTTGCCTTCGCTGTTTCGAGTTTTTGATAGTAAAGACTGAAACGCTCAGGGTGGTGATCCCCGCAGGTTTCGATGTAGAAGCCGTGGTCTGTGGAGGCTTTGACTTCAGCAATGACTACATTGTTGAGCTTGAGCTGGAGAGCGTTGTTGCTCTCTTTCCATGTTAGCTTGAATGGCATATCTTCTTCCTTTCTACGACTCTAAGAGGTCCTGGATGGCATTCGTGTAGATTTTGAATTTCTTCAAGAGAGTCTTGATCAACTCCATGTCGAGCTTGTCTTCTGACTTGTAGAATTCCAGGCTCTCCTGGAGTTCATTAGCTAGTGCTATTGCCTTGAGGCTTTCTGTCGAAAGCTTCCTAAGGCTTTCTTCAAGCCTGAGGTAGACAACAGAGGGGATTGTCAGGATGTCTTCTTTTCTTTCTTGGTTTTCTGTCATGGTTAGTTCCTTTGAATTAGGGTCAAGACATTTGATGTTAGTAGTATTTTCATACCAAGACATCAGTCCGATTTCCTTTCCTCTTTAAAGCGAGAAGGGCAGACAAGTCTGCACTCTCTGGGTGTGTAGGTGTCAGAGACAGTGCATGTTGATAGGCACCGAGGCCAGGGCGTGGCGTACTCTGCTGCTCTGAGAGTTCTCTTGTAGAAGGCTTCTTTCACTTCAGCTGGTGTCAGGATGTGTTTCGCCATCATTCTATCTCTCCTCTCGCTTTCTTGTTGTGGTAGAAGCACAGGTCGAGTCTCCGGTAGTCTGCGGTGGAAAAGATCTTGGTAGTCTTCAGGCCCAGGTCGTCTTCGGTTTTGACTTCTTCGAGTCTCTTCGTTCCAGGGATCATTTCCAGCTCGACCGGCTGCATGCACTTCTTGCAGAGTGTGACTGCCGGGAGCGGGATGAAGTTGGTTGAGGCTGGCTTCTTTGAAAGCACGGCAGAGTCAATCTCTTCTTCCTCATCTGTGTCCCAGAACTGTGTCATAGTGTCGTTTCCTTTCCTTGTCAGTAAAGATTCACATTGTGAATTGTAGGTGGTTGTTGTCATGCTATAAAGTCTACGTTATTTCTGAGAGAAACCACTGTTCTTGTGACATTTATGTTAAGATTTTTGGTGTTGTTTATAGCAGCTTTTGTGCAGTTTTGTCTGTTGCTATAGATTCTATCACCATAGATAGTAAACTTAGTCGTTTCTAACAACCAACGCCACACTACTTCAGTGGCGTTATCAGGGTTGTAAATTTGCCACAGTCTAATAGTACCTCTTGGCTTATGCATGTCTTCCTCCCTATTTCAAAGCCGTTCCAAAAAGCAGCTCTTCCAGGTAGTCTGGTTCCAGGCCGAACCACTCCTCTGTGAAACCCTCTAGGTCTTCTCCAGAGTCCAGTCTTTCATTCATGTCTTCGATTGCGTTCTGGATAACTTCTCTTGCCTCTTCCTCTGTCATACCATCCCGCTTCATCAAGACCTGTTTCAGTGTCTGCATGTTGAAAGCTCCTAGAGTTTCAGTTGTTTCAAGTTGCTAGCAGAAGCCCTCGTGGAAAGCTCCGTGACACGTTCCTGAAGGACTCTGTTATCCTGCGCGAGCCTGTCATAGTCTTCTGAGATGTCAGTCAAAGTCTTATTCTCGTCTTCCAGTTCCTGGATTTTCTTCTTGAGACTTTCTACCAGGGTGATGATAGACTCTCCAACTTCCAGGGTGTTGAAGGTATTCTCTCGGAGGATCTGTGGGGTTTTCTGTTGTGATGGCAGGTTTTTCTTGATGTAGTTGTTATAACTTATTCTGTCAATGATTCCTATCTTGTGGATGTAGAGAATGTGCTGCCCTGCTTTCACCTGCTTGACGCCAGCCTTCTTTGCAATGTCCTGGACAGAGAAAGGACCGTTCCAGTTGATGATTGCCTCTTTGACTTTCTGTGTCTCCGGTGTTTTAGCTGTCCATTCTGTTGTCATAGTGTTCCTTTCTTTTTCTGGTTTAAAAACCAAGCCAACTCTAACAACCGTGAAGACAGTCAGGAGGTCGCAAAGCCTGGCTGTCTTAGCTGCTGTTAGCGTTGAAGGGCTGCAACTGCCATGAGAAGCCAGAGAGCCGCGTAGCCGAAGAGGACTGAAAGGATGATCTGGCACACCAGCTTTAGCTTGCTTGGTTTCTTTTCCTTCCAGACGTAGTTAAAATTCGAATTCTGAGTCATTGTCTTCTTCCTCCTCTTTCTTGCAGATAGCATCAAAGCAGATTTCGCAAAGGCCAGAGATCCTGAACTCTTGCTTTCCTGCTTCGGAGTAACAGCGCTCCACGGCGGGCTTCTTGCACTGGATGCAAGTCTCCTTTGCCTTGGCATCTTCCACTGTTTCCCCGTAGAGCGCTCTTGCAAAGTTGTCCTTGAATTCCTTTAGTGACATGGCGGTTCCTCCACCAAATAGTTGCAAGGATTGAAGTGCCCTGTTTTTTCAAAGAAACTTTTTTCATATGGAATAACTCCACTGTCGCTCGCAAAGGTGTCGCAAAGATCGCCATTCTCCAGTTTAAAAATCAGAATGGGTTTAATAAGTTTATCACTGTCACAGCAGATCAGCTTTACCGGGTAGTTGTAAAAGACTATCTGAACCAGCTGACCACGGAACTGCACGTGTTTTCCTGCGTTGCCATACTTAGTATAAGTCCTACCAATTTTCAAGTTTTCCATGCCGTGTACTGCATTTGGAAACAGCGGGTGTGTCATGAAAGCCTCCTTTCTAAGGTCCAGTCAATTCTTCCAACATCTCTACCAGGTCTTCCTCACAGAAGACTCCCTTGATGGTAGAGGGTTCCGAGGGCAGGACCTTAACACACTCTGCCCGGGCTTGTTCCAGTTCTGCAAGAAGCCACCTGGTGGAGTAAACCAGGTCTATGTCCGTGGGGCTTCTGTAGCCCACGGGGATTTCTCTGATGATGGTTTTTCTCTGCGAAACGATCCTCAGGCCAGTTGCCGCGCCTGGGTCTGCTATCGCAGACGTAACGAGGAAAAACCCTGCTGTTGCTGTGATTGTCAGGAAACGCTTCATGCTTTGTTGTTCCTTTCTTCTTCTTGGTAGTAAAGGCAATTCCCACAGTCCTCTCCCTGCTCCTTCTGGCAGTAGAGACACCCCAGTTCCCTATCACTCAGAAGAAGCAAAAGTGCTGCGGTGGTGAGTTGGCTTGTCGTCAAGTTGTTTCTCCTTTCCCTTCAAAGTCTAAACCCACGTTCGGGTAGCCAAGAAGACTTCTCTCCTTGACTACCCTGGCTTGGGTTTAGGAATGATTCTTTGCTGCCCTGGCATTGCTTTTTCAGCAATATCCCAGAGTTTCTTATTCAGATCACTGTTCTTGAAATCTCCTGCACTTGCCAAGGCTAAGCACGCACCGAACTGCTCATCATCCAATTCATAATGATTGTTATCCATAGATACAGAATCCCACACTTTGACGTACCACTTTTCTGGACCGCGTTCAGCTTTAAACTGTGTGTCTTCCATGATTCCAGTAATTTCGATCATTTTCTTTCTCCCTTCAGTTAATTGTTTAATGCTTTGAAGTCAAGGATTGTAGATTACTTCTCATGAAACTAAGGTCCCATTGAACTTTCTTACCATTTTCAGTTTTCAGATCTATAAGAGTCTTGAAACAATGTCCTGGATGGCTGCCGGTAAAGACTTCATGGATGCACGTGATTGTAGCATATTCACCATACTTTGCTACTAAGTACTTCTTAAAGCTGAGCTGTTGTCCGACTGAGTATTTCATCAGCTTTTCCTCATTAAATGATTTTTTCATTGATTAATGTCAACCGTATCACATGGATCATGGTGTGTCAACAATGATTTATAGTTGATATTGCACGATGCACGATCAATGAACAACGACCCATCGACCCTGTATCGTGTACCGTGTATCGTGTAACCGTGGGCCATTCCGCCACATTCACCCCGTGAATCTTTACTTCCTTCTCCTCCTCCTGTGTCACATATTATGAATCTTTACTGGGCTTCCCTTCAGATCCTTTTCACGCGGTGAACCTTTACTGGAAGTCCGGGTGTTGCTGGCTTGTCCTCTTCTGGGCTCTCACAGCAAAGTTCTTTCTCGTGAATTTTTACTGTAACTTTTGAACATCTTCTTCTTTTTTTTTTTTTTTTTTTTTTTTTTTTTTTTTT